GAAACAGGTTGGAAACATTTCCCGAAACGCAAAACACAAGTTAGAAACCAAACAACCACAGGGCCGTATTTCAAGGATGGCTCCACGTGAATTGGCATCCACGATTCATAGCCTCCGGCCTATCCTACACATCAGTGGCCCGGTTTCAATGCTAAGCTATAGTAAAGGTTCATTAGGGAGGATTCGAACCTCTCACTTTTACTTATTCCCACTGTAATACACGTCCAACGTGCGTTAACAGGTGATCCAGGAAATAAGGGGTTTCGATTTAAATGGAACCCATAAACATTACGTAATTTGGTTTACGCTACCCTTGCGGAATTACGCCGTAAGTATATCTCTTCGATTTAAGTGGAGAGAAAAACACTGTGTGCTCTCGTGCACACCACGCTTAAGTAGCAGGTGCCGTAGTCCAAGGCAAAATAGCCTCAAACTCCGCTCTGTTCATGTAACCGTGTCCGTTCGAAAGCTCGTTCAGCAAAAGCTGAATTTGACTTCTAATGGCAACAGTCGCATCATCAACACGCTGTGTTGCGTTAGCTACTTCGGAAGCTGACGGGCGTGACTCCTCTTCTGTCTCAATGATCCTATTTCTAGTATCAAAAGACTTCATAAGAGCCTCGTACAACGGCTTTATAACAGCCGAATTAACATACACCCGGAACCCTGTATCTGGGAACCGCTGGTTCGGCGCCACAACCGCACTCAACAGGTTTGCGAATTGCTGTCTAACAGTATCTCTACCTGCTTGTGTTTGGTACGATTGTGACAAGGCCGACACGCACTGATTAAGCATTGGTGTGGGTTCTGCCCACACCGCTGCGAAGTACTGGTACTGATTCGAGTTCGTGATGTTGTAAGACATTTTCTTCTTCAATATATAACGAACCAGGACCGGCGTGTTTCTCCGGTCTATATTTATTCTTACTTACTACATCCCTTTCACCTACCTTTCTTTTCTTTTTCCTGAAATTGTCAACCGCTTTAAATGCTGCAACCGAATCAACGAATTCGTCAACAACACCTTCGAAACCTTCGACGTCCGGATCACTTATCGCGATGACCTTTTCTCTCAATCCCTTCATAACCACATTATTAGTAACCATAGCAACGGAAACTACCTCCAAAGCTAATGGCTGCCAACCCGCTTCAATTTTCAAATCTTGAATACGTACATGAACCTGCCACGGCTTCCTCTTAGCGTCCATAGTAGACACAAAGTAATTCGGAACCAATTTGAACTGGAACCTCTTACTCTTAGCTGCAGCTCTGTACGTACCAATTATACACTCCTTAGAGTTCACCAGACGCTTGTCTATTACGCTTATTGTCACACCACCCTTAACGAAATCTGGTACAAGCCACTCTCCGGTGAAAACAGCTCCTAAAATACCCACATATCTATACTTATCTAATGGCACATCTATTAACAAATCTATATCACACAATGTTTCAGACTCACTAACAGATATTATATCCTTAGTACTAATAGACACGGTCTTTAACCTCGTTAGAGCCTTCGGGAGTATCTTTTCCTTGTTCGTGAGAAAAAGGAAATCGCTTACCTTGGGTTCATACGAGACTATCGACATTATCAAACAAAGAACAAATCTCTAAACAACCTCTTATCTGACAAATATTTAATTATACTACAAAAAGCAAACGACCCGCCTACCGCGGTTTTATGAACCTCGGCAACGGCCTCATCTAACTGTGAAAAATACGCACAATTATTTAAGTTACTAGTAACATCACACAAAGACTCACGTAACTCTTCTAAATGAACGACGTCTCTAATATGTTTACAACCTAACTTGGATATTAATTTAAGCGGATCGTAATATACAATAGCACCCCTGTCATGGTGAATTACGTAACGACCGCAGAAGTAACCGTACTTTTTCCTGAAGAGTTTGGCTTCGAAATTCCACATAAGGTTTGCACCAGCCTGAATATCAGGCAAGTCTATACCTTTGGGAATGTAAATCAGACTATCATCTCCACAGAAGGCTGCTTTGATCACTTTGTCCATCGGAATCATCGAGCTTAAACAAGCCGCAATAATGATGGTGTTACCGATAAAGGTTGACACATCACCACTTTTCCTTTGGTACCAAAGACACGTTTTTATCCCAGCCGTATAGTCCTTCAAAGTCGTTTTTCTGTGACCCTGCTTCCACACTTCAGCCAACCACTCGTCAATTCCTAACTTTTCCCAGATTTTGTACTCTACAGCGCAGTGAAACTCGTTCTGTGACTTATCATATTTCGAAATATCGAGTTCCAGAATTTCCATCGCCTGGGTTGAGTCTAGGTCCGAGAAAAAATCTTCTATCTGCATCGGTGTTTTCCTGGTGTAGAACAGAAATTTTGAAGAGTCCACCCTTTCGAGTAGCATCCTCGTAAGTTCTGAAAACATGGGACCGAAAATAGCATTGATCTTCTTTGAGTGATAGACTATCGTTTGCAATGCAGGATATTCATCCTGAATGCTCAAGTCTAACTTTTGTTTAGGTTGGCTCTTGATCATATGCTTATACTCATCCACTGCCGGCAAATCCACAAAGTTAAAGTCCGCTAGCTGACCAACCGTAGATGACTCTTGTTTGCTCAGCCACCTAGAAAAACTCTCCCTTGTTAAGGCCATTTTATTCGTTCCACAGAATTCCTTGTCTATGTACGCATCCCAAAACTTGTCAGCTACAAGTGATGCAGTATCCTCAATGTCAATCGTCCCTGTCAGATCCGGTGCATTCATGTTTCTTTTGATCATTGCAACTAGATTTTCAAGTAAGCCTGCTGTTCTCGGCATTTCAGCTGCAGTTCTTATCTTCGGCTTAAGAAAACTAGGTTGCTCCTTAGGAATTTGCACGGACTTAGAAAAGTCGATTCTGCAATCCTTGACGTTTAAGGAAATATCCCTCAGATTCATAGTAACAGCGTCAAACTCGTTGAGAATAGTGCTGTTTCCAGGAAGAAGAGTGTCATAGTAGAATTGCATGTCTCGCCAGTCGCCTGACTTGGGTGTCTGAACGAACAGATTCGTTCCCTTGAATACTGCATCTATCTGTAATTGCTATTGGATGCCCGCTTCAACTTTGTACATGTCAAGAATGAAATTGGACAACTTCTCCATTTCTGAAATCACACTTACCATTGGATCCAACACAACGGTGTAATATCTACAACGCGTAGTATGTCTCGTTAACGCCACAAGAACATGTGGTGATGCCCTTGATATGATCTCTAACGGAGTTGATGTCAATCTGACAACGGCAGTCTTCTCGTACGTCTCCCCTTGTACTTCATGCACCGTGTTCACGTCCGTGTAACCCTTTTCTAGCATCTCAAACTTGTCAGCCTGTGTGAAGGTTAGAATTTTCCCCTCCAACGGTAAAGTTATTGGGTTGAACGCACCTTTCCCTCGCACCACTTCTGCCTTCACAGACCTCTCAACAGCGCTGGTACACATTACGGCTCCGTCGTATTTCTTGTTAAGGAAGAATGTGACATCGGCGGGACATCTCAGCGTGACTCTTCTGACCTCCTTTTCGTCCACAACGAGCTTTGCAAAGTGTGCAGGATACGGGAAATTTGCCACTCTGCAAATGAACGGAATTTGTTGTGTATCCCCATACACGTATGCCTCATCACAGTGCGACAAAAGTAGCAGAAAGTTAACACAACCTGTGTGCAACATCAACCCTTCGTCGATAAATAGCCTCTTAAACACTCTCCTTGGAGGATGCATTAAAAAGGAATCTACCGTTCTCACATTGTCCTTATCTGCCCTTATTACACCTGCATAATTAGCCCTTCGAATAATCATCTTAGAAGCTTCTTTCCCAGGGACTAAAATTAAGTCCTCGGAGAAATTCACTTTTTCGATGATCTCCTTCGTCTTTCCACAACCGGGGACACCGTCAACCAAAATCACTTTCGCGTTCGGTTCCGGGGGTTCTCCGTCTAAACAGCATGACGTCAGCGTCTTCAGTTTTCCCATATCAGAGTACACCAAAGAATCGCTCGATACGGCTACCCTGAACCACGTGTCGTCACATACTGGTTTCCCATCATCCCAGTTAAGCAATACTATAACCAACTTATGGTTGGCATCCTCAGCAACTCCCCAAGCGTGACTTTTGGCATTAGGTTTAAGTAACCAGCGCCCTCTTCTGACATCCCACACTCCAGATTTCTCTTGTGATTCTGGATCAGCGCCGTGAACATCTCTAAGCACTTTGCAGAGATTTGAGACCGTAGCTGACAACGATGCGCTTAGGTAATCGATGTAGTTCTTCATCTGTTGAACCTTTATCGATCCTGTATACACCGCGGACATCATAGCCCCCTTTTTAACTGCATCTACACTCTTGAGATGGAAATCAGCGATGTTCACATCAAACTTGTCGAAACCACCACCTTTCGGGCACATTCCATAAGCCGGCACAGAACCCTCCACCAGATTTTTCACACACGGGTAAGGAGCATCGTTACGTAAGCTCAACACATCTTCTCGCTCCGTGTTTTTCCCCGCCTCTGACTTAAGTGACTCTGAAATTTCCTCTTCAGTAGGCTTCTTGAAAGGCAACGTCAATTCGCACTTCATAATCGCTACCACTACCTTCGCTGCCATATCCGGATCCACACTCTTTTGCTGACACAACGTCTTAAACGCCTCTAAATCGAAAGAATCGAGATTCTCGAGCACCGATAGCTCAGACAACGCGTTGTAGTACTTCTCTGATTCTTCTAGAGGTTTCGAGAGGTCGCACGATTGAAACTCTTCCGCCTTCTTATACTGCAGTACCAATCTATCGGAGAAGGTACAGTACAATTCGGGGATCTTAATCTCTAAGGCTTCTTCTGCCACTTTTACAAAGCCACCGCGAACGAGAGTCTCTTTGACCGAGGGAATAACCCCCATCAGGGCATCGCAAAGACTTGACCAAATTAGCTCTTTGGTGGATCTGTCGAATTTCTGGAACTTTTTCAGGATTATTTCATCCTGTACATGACCCAACTTTGTTATAAGGAAAAATGTCATCGCTAGAGGACCTAAAATCGCCTTGTCCGTGTCCCACTCGGACCTGGCAGTAACACCGTTAATTATAACTCTAGACCTGATAGACTCGACAAAAGATAGGACATTTGCGTACGTTAAGGCTTTGGCTTGGTACGTTTTTATGTGATTAAGGACCGTATAAACGAAATCCTTGTTCACCATAACCTCTCTTCTAGACATCTTCCCAGATGTGATAGACGCGTCAAAAAGAGGAACGATGACCATATCTCTCACCTTCGGGAACCAGAAATTTAGCGCCGCATTATCTTTAAAGATTGTTCTCTCTGCATTGAGCATTGCGAGCGTCTTTTTGTATTCCCAGGCATCGTCCATAGCCTTGTAAAACTCTTCGCAGTCCACGTTATTATGATACACACCACGGAAAAGAGTAAAGGTGTCCACTCGCGTGAACTTACAATACCAAGTGTTGACTCTAGTAACTAAAAACTCCTTATGATACACAAACCGTTGACTGGCAGGAAAGAATGTTTTACACACATACTTTATTATATTACTAAAGCTATGGGTATAGTTAAGAGTGCTCTCATTGTGAAAGAAAAAACTTAATTTGTCGCCTGCTCTCTGGAAAGTAGCTCCGATTTCGTCAAGTGTGACAGTGTCACAATCGAGGAGCATATTCTCATGGAAATGGAAAGCCGCGAAACAAGTTTTAACGTTCTTCCTGAGTAGCGCTGAACCGAAATCCTCAACAGGGATATCATAAATGCTATGAAGCGCTACAGCGTAGGTATCAGAACCATTTGCTGTCGTCAATTCACACTGTTGGAAAGGACGGTCACAATGAACGAAACGTGGATTCTCTGCGTAGTTGTTGAACGCTGCTCTCTGATATTCAGGCACAGGTCGTCGCTGCCTCTCCAGACGATTAATGTAGCTTTGAATAGCTTCCTTGTGTCCTTCGTGGCGAGCAATGTCGCGTACATCCAAGTTAGGCATACAGCAATGAACATAATCACGTCCTTTGAAAAGGTGTGCAGAAAAGTTGCCACCGATGTCGTACGTCAGAGATCCGAACGGAACTTGCATCATGAGATACTCTAGCTCAAGCGACCGAAGGCCTCCAGCCAAGGAATGCACAGCAGACTGAGTATGAGTGAAAGAGATCTCGAACTCCGGATATGCGTTTGTCGCAATCAGTGTCTGTTCCGTAGACACAGCTTTGGAGAAATGGACCTTGGGACGTCTTGAACGGGCATTCAGCTCCTCAACCGCATTATCGTAAACACGTCGAGATGCCAAATCATTCACCAAGCTGTTGCGTCCCGCTGCAGCTTGAAGAGTTTGCATGTCAATTGTTTGTTGAAATTGTGCCATGTTGTTGTTGTTTGTATTTTGTTTGTTGTTATTGTATTTTGTTGTTGTCTAAATAGCGGGTTTTCTCGG